ACCAAAGTCCCCACTGTCAGCCTCCGTGCTCCTAAGCCCAAGACCGGGCAGGCTGCGCCGTTGAAGCCACAGGCCGCCGTCATGGACACGCAGGGCAGCGGGTTCGGTGGCAGTTACTCCGGCTGGCAGAGCACGATGTTCTCCAACTCGCGCCGCGCCATCTTCGGCCAAGCACCGGGCGACCTACGCAAAGACCTGACGCCGTGGAACCGCATGGCGATGATTCGCAAGTGCCGTTGGGCGGAGCGGAACAGTGGCCTGTTCAAACAGATTCTTAACGACATGGTGCTCTACTCCGTAGGCGATGGCATCAAGGCCCAGAGCCACGCGTCGACCCCTGAGATGCAGGAAGTCTACGAAGCCTACTTTGCAGAGCGTGCCAAGCGCATCGACATCACTAACCGTTTCTCGTTCTACCAAGCCCAGGCTATCTTGCTCCGCGGTATGATCCGTGACGGTGACTCGTTCGCCGCCAAGGTCCGCAACGCCCAAGGCGAAGCCAAACTCCAGCTGATGGAAGCCCACCGCGTTGGCGACCCGCTCGACGAGACCACGGTCATCCCGGGCATCCACGACGGTATCATCTACGGCCCTTACGGTGAATACACGGCGGTCAACGTCTACAAGTCGGACGGCGCCAACCGCCAGATTCTCGCTCAGTCGATGATGCACGTCGTCGACCATGAGTACGCCAGCGGATGCCGCGGAGTCCCGCTCCTGCAAAGCAGCATCAACTCCATCCAAGACGAGATGGAAATCCTCGCCCTTGAGAAGCAGGCCGTGAAGGATAACGGTGACGTGGTCCGTACCATCTCGAAGCAGGGCGGCATTCTGGATCAGGACACGGCCAACGAGCTGGGTGCGCTGAACGTCCCCTCGTACACATCCATCGCCAACACGATGGGCGGCAAACTTCTGGTGCTCGACCAGGGCGAGTCGATGAACTCCTTCCAGAGCAATCGCCCCAACAGCACCTTCGTCGGCTTCCTCGCGGCGCTTGAACGCGACATCGCTCAGGGCGTCCTGCCTTACGAGTTCGTCGGCGACTCCTCCAAGTTGGGCGGCGCCACGGTCCGCTTGGTCACCGCCAAGGCGGCACGAATCTTCTCGAAGTACTCCGGCATCATCATCGAGACCTTCTGCGTTCCGACGTGGGGCTACATCATCGGACAGGGTATCGCCGCTGGCGACATCCCAGACGACCCGCATTGGAACCGCGTCTCCTGGACGACCCCGAAGTCCGTCACCGTCGACGCTGGCCGAGAAGCCGCCAACGATCGTGCCGATGTGGAGATGGGCCTGCTGTCCATGTCTGAGCTCTACGCCCAGCGCGGCCTAGACTTCCGCACCGAGATGGACAAGCGCGCCGCCGATATGGTGCATATCCAGAACCTCGCCAAGCAGTACGGCATCCCGTTTGAGCTGCTCTTCCGCCCGACCAACACCCCGATGGGCACGGTCGAGGCCGTCGACGAAGACGAAGACGAGCCAGCAGAAATGGAAGAGCCCGAATCCGAAGACGAACCCAACTCCTAATTTCCCCATGCGTTTCCTCACCAACGGACTGTCGGGCCGCGAGCCCCTCCTCATCGACCCGGCCAAGGCTAAGGACCACGCTGTCCTCGCCGAGAAGTTCGGCTTTACGGATATGCTCGCCCAACTGTTCGGCGTGGCCCCGAAGCCCTACGTCACCGCAGACGGCATCGGCGTCATCCCGGTCGTCGGCGTGATCGGCAAAGGTCTGACCCCTATTGAGAAAATGATGGGCGCCGCTGACGTGGACGAACTCTCTGCCGCAGTCGATGCGTTCGCCATGAACCCCGATGTTACGCGTATCGCCCTGCAAGTCTCCTCCCCTGGTGGCACGGTCACCGGCATCGAGGAACTCGCCAACAAGGTCCGCAACCTTGAGAAGCCCACGATGGCTTACACTGATACCGAGATGGCGTCCGCCGCCTATTGGGTCGCCTCCGCAGCTGACCGGGTCATCTCCTCCAAGTCGGCCACCGTCGGAAGCATCGGCGTCTACCTGGCTGTCCCTGACTATTCCGAAGCCGCCGCGATGGCTGGAATTAAAATGGTCGTCATCAAGTCGGGCAAGTTTAAGGGTGCTGGCATCGAGGGCACGTCCCTCGACGAAGGCCAGATGGCAAACCTGCAGGCCAGCGTCGACGAGATCCACGGCGAGTTTAAGGCCGCCGTGCTGATGAAGCGCAAGATGGTGAAGGCCGAAGCCATGGAGGGCCAGACCTTCTCCGGCAAGCAGGCCGCCGCCCAGGGACTAGTGACCGGGCTGGCTGACTCCTTCAGCGACGCCCTAAGGTCGTTCTAAGTTTCCAACCTCCGCAAACTCAAGATGACCATCGAAGAACAACTGCTCGAAGCCTCGGCTGCCCTCTCGGGCCTCACCGCCGAACGCGATGACCTCCGTGCCACTGTCGAGAAACTCACCGTTGGCGCCGCCGCGGAACTCGAGCAGCTGAAGGTTGAAGCCTCCGTCAAGGACGCCTCGATCGCTTCCCTGACCGAAGTCGTCAAGACCATCGAAGCCGAAGCCGCCGCTCTCAAGGCCGCCGCTCTCGAAGCCGAAGCCACCAAGGTCAGCGCCTCCAAAGAGGCCGCCCAGATTGCCGCTTCCGTCGGCGTCACCCCGGTTTCACTTCCCCAGGGCGAAGCCGCTCCTGCCGAGGCCGTCAACCATTACGTCGCTTTCATGGCCCTGCCTGTCGGGTCCAAGGAACGCAACGCCTATTTTGAGGCCCATCGCTCCGCGATCATCAAGGCCTCTTTCTAATTTCCCCTAATCCTACCTAATCCAAACTATATAATAAAATGGCTAACGCAATTAGTGCTGCTCCGAGTGTATTGTCTGCTGGGGTGCTGTCTGCACTCTCCAACAAGCTCCCGGTTCTCTCCGGCATCTCGTCTGTCTTCTCGGCTCGTCCCGGCTCGTCCGGCATGAGCATCACCGTGCCCCTCATCGGCACGTCCACCGCTACCACCTTCGGTTCTGGTGGCTACCTCACCCAGGACGACGCGACTGTCACCCAGGCTGTCGTCTCCTTGACCCAGTACAAGATTTCCAGCCGCTTCACCCCTTCTAACCTGAAGGAATACGGCGCTGACTTCTTCGTGAACAACTTCGTCCAGACCGCTTCGATCGGTCTCGCCCAGAAGGTCATGGACGTCATCAACACTCAGGTGACCGTTGCTAATTACGCCGCTGGCGCTGTTACCGGTCCTGCCCTTTCCTACGCTGAACTCGTGGAAGCGCAGAAGACCCTCGATAACGCCAAGGCTCCTAGCCCTCGCTACGCCGTGCTGAACAGCGCTTACATCGCTGGCCTCCGCTCTGACACCACAATCGTTGGCAACAACGTCCTCGGCGCTAACATCATCCGTGATGGCGACCTCGGTGTCATCGCCGGTGCCCGCATCTACCAGTTCGCGAACCTCGCTGCCAACTCTGAAGGCCTCGCTGGCTGGGTCGCTGGACCGGACGCAATCGCGTTCGCCTCCGCTCTCCCTGACTCCATCGACATCCCTGGCTTCGAAGTCTCGAACGCTGTCGACGCCAACACGGGTCTCGGTGTGCAGGTGCTCGTGGGCATGGAACAGTCGGGTTTCATGAACGTCACGGCCACGCTGATGTTCGGTGCTGCCGTCGGACGCTCGACTTCGCTCTACCGTCTCTGTTCCGCCTAATCAGCGGCCTAACGGCAAACTTAAGGGGCTCTTCACGGGGCCCCTTTTTTGTGCCCCGTTGCCAAAGTCGGCATTGATAGGATGAGCCTCTACGCTGACTTTCTAGCTGACGCCAAAGAGATGATCGCGGACTTCGGCGTGGCCGGGTCGGCCAACTCTGGGGCCATTACTTTCCAGTGCCTCATCTCCGACCCCGCCGTGATGACCGTCCTCGAAGCAGGGGGGTACATGGAGCGGACCCAGTACTCTGTCAGGATGCCCGCTGTAACGGCCTCCTGGACCCTCCCAGACGGGTCTAATGGGGCATCGGCTGCCCTACTGTCATCGGGTGTCCCCATCACCAGCCTAGGCCAGGGGAAGAAGATTGTCGCTGGCGGGAAGACCGTCCGCATCACGACCCAGACTTACAAGCCTGCGTCGGCATGGATCACGCTCGTCGTCATCGACGATAACCAGTAACCCGCCGTGGTGACGGTTAGCATCAGTCCTAAGTCGCAGGCTGACTTCATCGCGTCCCTCCGTCAGTTTGCGGCCAATACCGGGCAGACCATGCGAGACGCGGCGCTTGAACAAGCTGCGCTGGCCTGCCAAGACGCGGCAACCTTTACCCCTCCCCTGCCCAAGGGTGGAGGCCGTGGCCTCTCAAAGGCCGCCCAGACCGCTGGCGACAACGCCGTGGCCGGAGACATCAAGAAGCTCTTCGTGGCCGCCAACGACCGTAACTCAAACTCGGCTTCGGCTCTTCTGGGCAATCAGCTGGCCTACGCCACCAAGGCCAACGACATCGGCCTGTTTAACAAAATCATCGGCAAGGGTACGCTTCAGGCGCTGAAGGGTCTTCCCCCGATCATGCGGAAGATTGCCAATGACCAGGACTACACCCGGGCGTTCGCTAAGGCTAAGAACTACTTTAACACGACCAACCCTGTGATGACCGACTACGGCCAGGGCTTCGTCAATGAGCTGCGTCCTCCGCACAACCAAATCAAGGGCAAGTTCGGTGGCCGTATCGGCAAGTCCGTTCGCCCGGTCAAAATCAAGATGCTCGTCGAGTCCAAGTCCGACCTCGACCAATACATCCGCGACCGCCAGCAGATGGTCGGCATGATTAAGTCGGGTTGGGCGTCCGCCCTCCGATCATTACCCAAGCCTGTCATCAACGGCGTCCCAAAGGACTTCGGCGTCGACCTCCTCAAGGTAGCCTGGATTAACCGGCACACCCAGACCCGCGGAACGAACAGCCTCCTTGCCAACGAGAAGGTCGTCGAGCTGAGCGTGACCAACACGATGGGCAACGTGAACAACATCGGCGTCGATGCCTCCGTGCTTCCCCTGGTCTACGCAAACCGTATTAAACAGATGAAGGCCCGCTTCGAGAAACACATGAACACCACCATCCAACTGGCTAACCGCCGCTAACCTTTATGGGCACCAAATCAATCCGTCACATCGTCGAGGCCACCGTCGCGACCTACCTATCGACCCAGACCGGGCTGACCACCGTCACGTTCCTCACGGGCGACAACGCGGCCACCCAGACCCTGCCCAAGGCCATCGTCCTCTGCGAGTCTGCCCGGGCTCCTGGCGACTTGCCCGAAGGCGAAGGCAACTTCTCCTGCTCGGTCCGCATCACCCTGTTCTCGAACGCCGACGACACGACCCTCGCCGATCACCGTGCCCGATGCGCTGCCCTCTCCGGCAATATGCGTGACCTGACCTCCATCAAGGCGGCCTTCACGGCTGGCGGCGACGCATCCTGCTATGACGTTACGATGCAGTCCGAAGATGAAGGGGTCGACGAGCGCTCCTGGGCGACCTCATTCACCTTTGACCTGCTGGCCGTCTTCCCCGCGTAAGGTTACCAAACCGAGCATATTCAAATGGCCGCTATCTCTACTGGAACTGTCTGCCTCTACGGTGTCGCAGGTACTGTCTCGAACCTCTTTGTCCAGTCCTATAGCCTGTCCTCCTCGTTCAACGCCGAGGCCACGGTGGTCGACGAAGCTGGCCTGACCAAGACCCTTCGCCTCGACGACAGAAAAAGTGAGATTAGTATCGAGGGGGTGTGCAAAACGTCATCGATGCCAGCCCTTGGCACGACCCTCAGCTTCACGCTTAACGCCGCCACGGCTTACCCCGCTGGCTCCGCTTCGGTTTCGTTTGCTGGCGTAATCACCAAGATTGACGAAAAGGGCTCTAACAAGGGCTTTACCGCGGTGACCGTGACGGCCATCGATTACGAAGGCATCTCGATGTAACTGCCACTTGCCTTGGCTTCGGCTAGGGCAAGTATCGGTTGCGTGGACAAACGGTTTCTTTCAGCCTTCATCGACCCGGCACCTTTTCGGCTGCTGGGTCGTTCGCTTTACCCTTGGTGTTTAAAGTACCGGGTGCGCCTGATGGCCTTTGACTCCCCGCTGGTGACAGGCTCCCGCGGCGTCACCCCTGCCGACCTTATCTTCGCTTGCCAGGTGTGCGCCGAAGAACCCCTGGGCGAGATTGGCTGGCGCGATCAGCTGAGAATGCTATCCCTTGCACGCAAGCCTCAGAAGTTTGAGGCCATGCTCGAAGCCTTCGCTGGCTACATCCTAGTGCAGGACTGGCCCAAGTTCTGGGAGCAAACGAAGAAGAGCAGCGGAGGAAGCAAGGGCGTGCCGTGGCCCCTGTCGATTGTGGCAAATTTAACTGCGTCAGGTATCGACTACAAGCAGGCATGGGAGATGCCGGAGTGCCAAGCCATCTGGCTGAACTCTGCCCTGGCTATCTCCAAGGGTGCGGACGTGGCGATCATGTCGCCCGAGGAGGAAGCCTTCATGGCCGAGGAGGAAGCCAAGGAGGCCGCTTCCAATCCTGCAAAGGAAACTACCTGACATGGCCCAAGACCTGACCGTAAACATCAAGACGACCTCGGAC